GTGATACTGGAGACATAGGACCAACTGGCCCAACAGGTGCAACTGGACCTAGAGGCTCTACTGGACCTCAGGGTTTGCAAGGTGTTCAAGGTGAACAGGGCGTACAGGGTGAACAAGGTATTCAAGGGGAACAAGGCGATACCGGATCAACTGGCGCGACTGGGCCTACGGGGGCAACCGGTTCTACAGGTGCCACGGGTGCTAACTCAACAGTTGCTGGTCCGGCTGGTGCTACAGGTGCAACAGGTGCTACAGGTGCTACCGGTGTAGCTGGCCCAACGGGATCAACGGGAGCAACTGGTGCAACAGGCCCCGAAGGTTTAAGAGGACTTTCAGGTTTATCCGGCGCAACCGGCGCTACTGGCCCTACCGGACCTACTGGTGCAACTGGCGAGCAAGGAACAACTGGTCCACGCGGTGCTAATTCAACAGTCCCGGGGCCAACAGGACCAACCGGGCCTACAGGAGCTACTGGTGCCACTGGAGCCACTGGTTCCACTGGTGCAACAGGGGCGGACTCAACTGTAGCTGGCCCTACCGGCCCTACCGGCCCAACAGGAGCAACTGGACCTACCGGTGCAACTGGTGCAACTGGTGCAACGGGTTCTCAGGGTATTCAGGGTATTCAAGGCATTCAGGGTGAACAGGGTATTCAAGGAGAGCAAGGACCTACCGGTGCTCAGGGGGTTCAAGGAGTTCAAGGTGACACCGGGCTTACAGGATCAACAGGGCCCACAGGGGCAACAGGTCCGACGGGGGTTACCGGTGATACCGGTGCAACAGGTGCAACTGGCCCTACCGGGCCAACAGGTGCAACAGGTGCAACAGGTGCAGACGGCGTTTTCTACACATCCGATACTACACCTACAGTTGATATCAACGAGGGTGATGTTTGGTTTAATACAACCAATATGCTTACCTATGTTTACTATGATGGTTTCTGGGTTGAGTGGGCAAGCTCGAGTGTAGGCCCAACTGGTGCAACTGGCGCGACAGGAGCGACTGGTGCTACTGGTGAAACTGGTGCAACTGGTCCTCAGGGTGATGCAGGTACTGCCGGTGTGCAGGGTGATACTGGACCTACCGGTGCTACTGGTGCAACGGGTGAGACCGGACCTGCTGGTGACACTGGAGCCACGGGGGCAACCGGGCCAGTGCCTTGGACTTTTATCGGAGCTTACGATAACGGAGCAGATTACGGCTATGGTGATGCTGTCACTTATCAGGGTGGTTTCTATTACAGAACTGGTAACCCGAATAACCCAGGGTACCCACCAACACCGGGCTCGATAAATGAGTCATGGACTCCCGTGGCAGATGGTGGCGCAACTGGTGCAACTGGTGCAACTGGTGCTCAGGGCGATACTGGTGCAACCGGAGCCACTGGTGCAACTGGAGCTGACTCAACGGTTCCAGGACCCACCGGTGCGACTGGTCCTACTGGTTCAACTGGTCCTCAGGGCGCGACCGGGCCTACAGGCCCGCAGGGCGAAACTGGTCCTACTGGTGCAACTGGCACTAATGGTGCAACATGGTTTTATGGGACTGACGATCTTACAGGTGCAGACCTAACTGGGTCATATGTTGGAGATTTCTATTACAAAACTGATGACGGTTCTATTTGGAATAAAAAGGTTGCTGGCTGGGAGGTAGTCGGTGACATCACTGGTCCTACTGGTGCAACTGGAGCAACGGGTGCAACAGGTCCTGGTGTTGTAGCTGGCGGCACTACTGGCCAAATTCTTGCAAAGATTGACGGGGTTGACTACAACACCGAGTGGATTGATAACTATACATCCACTGTCAAACACTGGGTAAAGAATGAAAGCGGAATAACTCTAGCTATTGGAACTCCAGTAAGTATCAAACTTAATGGTGGAAATAGTAGCACTAACATCGCGGTAACTAGGTCAACAAATGCTACCGAGGCTGGCTCCTCTAAGACCCTAGGTCTACTAGCCCAGGCGCTAAACAATAACGGTCAAGGTTATGTAGTCTCTGAAGGTTTACTACCGGGAATTAACACATCAACTGCTAATACTGGTGATCCTGTTTGGCTAGGTGTTGACGGAGCATACATCTTTGGATTGGCAAATAAGCCAGTTGCTCCAGCGCACTTGGTATTCCTTGGTGTAGTTACTCGCGGGCAGCAGATCAATGGTGAAATCTTTGTTAAGGTTCAGAACGGCTATGAGCTTGACGAGCTGCATACTGTACTGCTTGAAGCAACAGCATCAATCGGCGATAATGAAGTTTTGGCATTCGATTCAGCAAGCAGTTTATGGAAAAACCAGACGGCAGCTGAAGTGGGCCTAGCCACTGCCACCGACTTTCCTAACTCAGCTTGGACTGCATATACCCCGACTTGGGGGTCTGACTCTGGAACACCAAGCATTGGAAATGGAAGCATTACTGGTCGCTACAAAAAACTAGGCAAAACAGTATTTTTTAACCTTAAGTTGACATATGGTAGCTCTACAACTGGAGGTACCGGTACCTGGACATTTGGACTCCCTGTGACAGCATATGACCCTAACTATCAGTTCCCAGTAAGTATATTGAATAGTGGACTTGCTTGGTACGGCGCTATTGGCAATGGTAATTACAAAGGGTCTACAAGTAATTTCTCAGTAATCCATCAAAATGATACCGTAACAACGGTTTGGGGTGGGGTTGGCGGTGCTGCTCCATTCACATTTGGAGATGGCGATACATTGACAGTTTCAGGAAGCTACGAGGCAGCATAATGGCAATTAATTTTCCAGATTCACCGGATGTAAATGACCTATTCACTTCAGGCGGAACCACTTGGGAGTGGGATGGATCGACTTGGAGCGTTGTTCGCACTGGTGTAGTTGGCCCGACTGGTCCAACTGGTGCTACTGGCCCAGCAGGACAGTTTGGTGGTGCAACATTCGAATACTACTACGACAACGCAACTAGCTCGCCAAGCACTCTCCCAGCTGGGTATGTTACCTTTAATGCTCTCGGTACAGAAATGTATATCTCATACCAAGACTCTAATGCTGTAGATATTCAATCATTCTTGCAGACTATAGATGACTCAACATCTCAAATTAAGGGAACTTTTAAGCTAACTTCCCAGTCGAGTTCTGCGGTGTATGCATTCTTCAATATCACTGGAACCCACACCGAGCATTCAGACCACTTTGATGTGCCAGTAGCATTCGTCTCCAGCTCGGAGACGGGGACTACTCCACCAGATCAAGATGTTTACATCACCTTCCAGCGGACTGGTGACATCGGCGACACTGGAGCAACCGGTGCAACCGGTGCAACCGGAGCAACTGGTGCAACTGGTGCAACTGGTGCAACTGGCAATGAAGGTCCGACTGGAGCCACAGGCGCTACCGGAGCTACCGGTGCAGACTCAACAGTCCCAGGCCCAACTGGGCCGACTGGTGCAACTGGTTCAACCGGAAGTACAGGTGCAACTGGGCCTACAGGTTCAGACGGTGTTCAGGGTATTCAGGGTATTCAGGGCAATACTGGCCCCCAGGGGGATGTAGGCCCTACCGGTCCTCAAGGAGACGCTGGAGTCGTAGGCGCAACTGGAGCTACAGGTCCGACAGGTCTAACTGGTGATACAGGATTAACCGGAGCAACTGGTGCAACTGGTGCAACTGGTGCAACTGGTGCAACGGGTGCAACAGGTGCAACTGGCCCTCAGGGTGATGCAGGTCCTGGTGGTGTGCAGGGTGATGCTGGAACATCATTGACTATCTTAGGATCAGTAGCCGACTACAATGCGTTAGACGCAATTACTGGCCAAGCCATTAATGATGCATATATTGTTCAATCAGACGGCAACCTGTGGATATGGGATGGATTTGATTGGTTTGATGCAGGGCAGATTGTTGGTGACACGGGGGCAACTGGCTCAACCGGAGCAACTGGACCTACCGGTGCAACTGGTCCAACCGGAGCTGATAGTACGGTTGCGGGTCCAACTGGCCCGACTGGAGCGACCGGAGACACCGGCTCGGTAGGCCCAACAGGAGCTACCGGACCTACTGGTGCAACTGGTGATACTGGACTTACTGGCCCTACTGGACCTACTGGTGCAACTGGTGATACTGGACTTACTGGGGCTACTGGTGCTACTGGTGCAACAGGAAGCCAAGGCATTCAAGGCATTCAAGGCATTCAGGGTGAGCAGGGATTAGTAGGACCTACAGGTCCTCAGGGCGTAACTGGTGACACTGGTGCAACTGGTGCAACGGGTGCGACAGGTGCAGACTCAACAGTCCCGGGCCCAACTGGGCCGACTGGTGCAACTGGTGCAACTGGTGCAACTGGTGCAACGGGTTCTGCTGGATCCTATATCTTCACATCTCCGCTAGCCAATACAAGCGGAACTGTTGCAGTAGAAAATAATCCAACTTTCACGGGTACGGTAACTGCAACTACCTTTAGTGGCACCGCAACAAATGCTAGCAAGATAGACAATAGGAAAATATATGTGCAAGCATCCGCACCATCTAGCGGCATGGCTAACGGTGATATTTGGATTAAGACAGCTTAGGCTTATATATGGCTACTGTAATTGTAACTGCCTCAGAAATATCTAAAACTACAAACAGCATCTCGTTTTCGATAACTTGCGATAACTACCTAAATGGCAGTGTTACAACTTATGTATACGCCGGCGGCACCTTTATGGGGAGCTTTGCTACAACTAATTACGGTTTACAGACTAGGACTTACACTAAAAGTGGGTTGTCGGCCGGTACTTCATACTATGCATATGGTGATGCCTACGGTACCAGTAGTGGTACATACTATGCATCCGGCGGTGTTACCATAACAACCGATGCTCCGCCACCGTCCTTCCCGTACTTCCCACCATTTTTCCCGTATTTCCCACCATTTTTCCCGTTCTTCCCACCGTTATTCACACCGCCTCCGGGGTGGTCAGGTGGAAGCACGGACGTAGTACTAGCAAATGCAATGGAGAGTATTGCCTACTCGGATGGGGTAGCTGCCACGGATGCCACATCGTATGCTATTGCTAGTGGATCACTGCCGTCTGGATTAAGTTTAAATACTTCAACCGGAGCCATAACAGGAACACCAGCGGATGGCACAGCTGGAACATATAACTTGACAATCACTGCTACGGGTGCCGGTGGATCCACTACCAGTAGCACCATAACGTTAGTAGTTGTAAAAGAAACTGGCCAGCTTTTTGTATATAATTCTGGATCGTCCCAGTGGGTGAAGGGTACTATGAATACTTTTACTGATGTAGGTGGCACCCCCACCGCGGCTAAAAATACAGTTTACATTTATAACTCAACTTCATCCCAGTGGGAGATTAGCCAAGGCTAAAATATGTGCTTAGCCAGAAAACCGTTTGACTGTTTTCTATCTAGTTAGCGTATTTAGTCGCTAGGCTCCAATTAACTTCCGTACTGGTAGGAACAACACGGGGCCTCTGAGCAAATCCCTGGATCTCTGCACGAGCACCCTGACCAACAACCTGAAGACCACGGTCCTGCAGCTTACGGTGGAATGCAATCTGAGTCATCGAACGCTCACCACGGTCCTCCGACCATGTGCGGTAGATAGAAAACAGAGACTTCATACTTAGAGATGCACCCTCTGACTGCATGGTTTCTTCATCAAGGAACAGGCCAATACGATCTTCATTCTTACGGTAGATTTCAGCCGCCTGAGAAACTGCAGTACACCAGCCTAGCGGGTCACGAGCACCAGAGTTTAGGTACTTAATTGCGCCTTCAACAGCCCAAGAAAGAACTGCAGGCAATCCACCCTCAGGGTCAGTTAGGTAGGCTTTTAGGTCCGGATCCGGGTTCTCTGAAACGTGAGACCAAGGAATTGGACGCAGACGACGCCACATAGCATCATCATTAATGATAGGTCGGTGGTTAGTTGTGATCCACAACTTTCCCTGAGCCTTGAAGCTGAATGGTTCTCCACCTGGATTACGTCCATTAAGGGTAGATGAACCAGTCAGAGCCTTGACGCGGTTTTCATTGATACGCTCAGACTCAGGCAACTCGTCCACCCATATCATTCGCTTACCACGAAGTGCGGCCATATAGTACTCGCTAGATGATTTAACGGCACCAGTCTGGGCTGCAAGTTCTTCAGAAGGTAGTGTACCTGCATACTGCTCAGCGCCTAAAGCTTCGAATACAGTTTCAACAAACGTGTTCTTACCCGAACCAGCTGGACCATAAACAAGGAACAAAACATCCTGGTTGCTTAGTCCAGTAAGCGTGTAGCCTACCGCGCGCTGAATCCAGTCCTGAAGTTCCTTATCACCACCAGTTGCAAAGTCAATGAACTGCTCCCAGCGGACATTCTTAAGTCCAGGAGTGTAAGCAACCTGAGCACGTTTCGTGATATAAAGTTCTGGACGTCCTTGAAGTAGATTTCCAGTTTTCAAATCGATAACACCATTTGTTACACCAAGTAGGTTGACATCGCCATCCCATTTTTCTATAGGTGCTTGAATGCGTGGATCAGAGTTTGCCTGCGTACGCATGCTTGTTAGTCGACTTGCGGATTTTGCCTGAGTAGCCCACTTAATTAGGTCTAGCTTTATCTGCTGCTCGTCTTCAGAGTAGTTGATTACTTCTGCAACAATTGCGCGCGATACGCCTTTGGAAAGTTCCTGGAGTTCAATCTCCTCTGAGTCCGGCTTCCAATACTGACCATCCCAGTGAAACCAGCCAAGTCCAGGTGTGTATCGAATTGCAGAACCGTAAGTGTCAACAAGACGACGACCATTACCGACATCTGTAAGAGTACGCTTTCCAGGTGTACCCTTTACTGGATCATCTGGGTCCGCAGGGCCGTCAATATTGTTAGCAGCCTCGCTTAGGGACATACCAGACTCAACGTCCTGAGCGATAGACGCACCTATCGAGCTAGCTCCAGTAATAGATGATGGCTCAAAAGTAGAGAGCTCTCCCCGTGACTGCTCAGCCCAACGCTTACCCTGCTCCCATTCGCCAAGCCCTGGATACATCTTCTCTGAAACAGGGTTATCAGCAACGAAGTCGATAGCACGACGTACGTGCATAAGAAGTGAGTTGCTACCCTCAAGCTCCATAGGTGGCTTAACCATCTCGTGGTTGAAGCGAATCATCATAGTTTCTATAGCCTGTCGGCTAATCTGGTCGGTACCAATCTTGTTAGCAAGAGCACAGCCCAGCGCATAGATAGTTACCGCACGCTCGCCCTCTTCAATACCTTCTTCAAAAAGCTTTTCGATATCAATCTTTTCGCCCTTGAACTCTAGGTCGTTGAACTCACTCCAGTCACCAGAACGGTACGAGTTAGATCCGCGAGAGCGCTTACGTAGAGCATTGATAAGTTTTTCTGGAGCCTCTGCCATGTCGATTTCCCATGGGGCGTGTCCCGGCTTCCAGTCATAGGTAGTTCCAGAGAAGTGACGGGAGGGGGCGATAAGCACATAGCCGTTGTGCTTGATATCAATACCCTTCATACCTTCTTTAGAAAGATTTCCAATTAGGTTTTCATCCTCAGAGCACTTATAGAAGAGGTGACGGCCACGAGCAACCTTACCGCCATAGCTGTATACACCAGTCTGCGCTTCGATTGTCGGAGGGAGTTCGCCTTCTACTAGTTCTTCAAATTTTAGGAAAGAGTCATCTCCACCAGAACGCGGGTCAATATCAATTACAAAGAAACCCGATGGAGCAGCGTGGACGCCGATATTGTAATCAGGATTCTCTTCCCACCACTGCGCAATTTTTTCTGTGTCAGATGTAGCGTCTAACTGCCCCCTGAAACTCGCCGGGTGCTTACCAACATCTTTAGGTTCTTTGTGTGGTGCATTGCAAGTACAGCGATCGTCCACGATGCCGTGACACGGCATAACTTTCCAACCTTTATTGGCAAACCAAGCGGCACCTCTGCCTAACTTACCGTCACCTGCAGTCTCCCAAGCGCTCACTATTTGACCGCCTTATCGTCGCTAAAGCTACGCATATTTCTCTCCAAAAAACCTAATGATGAATAAGAGCCTACACCCTAGATAGATGTAATGCAAACAATTTAGTTGAGCGTGTCTAACGCTGCCTATTCATTCGATTGAGCTAACAACTCGCCACAATAGGTTCGACCCTAATAGGGTAAAATAGTGGAAGCAAACCTAATCACTTCCCCGTAGGATTCCATTATAGATCATGGCTATTGAACTTATTTTTACTATAGCAGCCGTAATTACAGCAACTGGTGTAATTATAGGTGGGCTAATAAGCATTTTCCGCTTTACTAAGAAAATTAGTGATGCCATTGGTGTTGACTCCAAGGGGCGTAGTATCTCGGAGCGCCTAGAGCGAGTGGAGCACCAGCTTTGGGAGAATGGCGGAAGCTCTCTAGCTGATCGCGTAAATGTCATAAACGAACACAGCGTAAAAACTGCGGCTGAAGTAGAGTTGATTAAGGACTTAATTATTTCAGCTCGTACAGAGCCTATTCAGGTAGTCAAAAAGACACGCCAGAAAAATGCTGGCTAACCTACAAATTATGTAGTAGTATCTTTCCTAGTGAACTATAACCACTAGGAGAGACATGAACCTCAACGACAAGTTAAAGGTTGCAGCTGAAGAAGCGGCTGTAAAACTCTGCAAGTTAGCAACGTTGCTGAACGGACCAGAGCTCACCGCGGACGAGAAGAAAAACCTAATCGCCCTACTTGAAGTCGATGAGCGTAACCCTGCTCGAGTTCCTAGTTCAACCATCGGGCAAATTCTAAGAGAAGAAGGCTATGATCTCAGCGATAGTGCTGTAGACCGTCACCGCCGGAACCCAAAGAGCTGCGCCTGCAAAAGAACAGTAGGTAAGAAATAATGGGTCTATCAGATCGTCTAGAGGCATTGGCTTCTCCAGGTAAAAATGGATCTGACTTTAAAGTTTTAAACACTCCAGAGAACTGGCGTCCAAAGGTGGATGTCGACAGTGTCAATGGGGGTTACGTAGTTTCTCACCCAGCGGAGATCGGGGGGCTTCCTGATGCAGACGAGATATTAGAACAGTTTGAGATGAATCCAGCTGACTGGACCGTAACCTCTGTTCGTCGAGGTAAGTGGCAGAAGTATGACGGGGAGTTCCTAGAATCACTTCGTGTAAATATTGTTCCAGCATCTATCAATCGCATCGAGCAGTTGGATGCAGAAAAACTAATTGACGAAATTAAAAAGTGGCGTCCAGCTAAGGGGACTAAGCAAGGAATCGGTCAAGGATCATTCGCGCTTTTCCCTGCTGACCAGCAGATCGGTAAAAAAGCTGGCGGTGGCGGTACTCAACAATCTATCGATCGAATTCTTTCTTTAACCGACGCAGCAGTAGAACGCTTCAAGGGATATCAGAAGATGGGCATGAACCTCGGCACAATTACTCTTGGTCTTCCAGGTGACCACGTTGAAGGTAACGTATCGCAGGGTGGACGTCTTCAAGGTCTAGCTGCATCAGATCTAGGAATCACTGAGCAGGTTCGTGTTGCACGTCGTTTGCTTATGGCGCAGATTAAAGCGTTGGCTCCTCTTGCACAGAACATGATTGTTCCTGTCATCAACGGTAACCACGATGAAGCCGGTCGCTATGTTGCGACAGACCCAGCGGATGGTTGGAACGTAGAGATTGCATCATCAGTACAGGACGCCTGCGCAGAGAACCCTGCGCTACAGCACATTGAATTCCGTTACCCTTCTTCAGGTCACCAGACTCTTGTAACTGAGATCTGTGGTGTACACCTCGGTATGTTCCACGGACACCAGGCTAATCAGAACAACATTGAGAAGTATCTTGCTAATCAGACACTAGGTCAGACCGCACTAGGCGGAGCAGATATCTGGGTATCAGGACACTTTCACAACTTCCGTACTATGGATATTGGTGAGCGCCTATGGTGCCAGTGTCCAACTACCGATCCAGGATCTGACTGGTTCCGTGACCGCGCAGGTGCTCAATCTAGAGCTGGCCTACTTACTATGGTTTTTGGTGGAAGTTACGACGCACGCGAGAACTTGAGCGTGCTGTCTATGAAAGGCTAATGTGAAGGTTGCAGTTTATACCATCGCACTTAACGAAGAAAAACATGTGGATCGATGGTTTAACTCCGTCAAGGATGCAGACTATATTCTGATTGCTGATACAGGGTCTACGGACAAGACAGTAGAAATCGCCAATGGCCTTGGAATCAATGTAGTGAACGTCCTTATTAAGCCTTTCCGATTCGACACCAGCCGTAACGCTGCTTTGGCAGCTATTCCGGCAGACATTGATTACTGTATTTCGCTTGATATGGACGAGGTTCTTACTGAAGGATGGCGTCAAGACATCGAAACACTAGTTCCTCTGGAGCCGAATCAATCGGCAATTCTGAGAAGCACTCTGACGTGGAACTTCAAAGAAGATGGCACCCCTGGACTTCAGTACGGAGCTGATCGAATTCACTCCCGCTGGGGCGTAATGTGGCGTCAACCAGCTCACGAGATTATCAGCACCTACGGTGAGTATGAAGAAAAACGCGGCTGGGTTGGGTTTGGAATCCACCACCTAGCAGACGCCACTAAGTCACGTGGACAGTATATGGCAATGCTTAAGATGGCCACGCAGGAGAACCCATATAGTGATAGAAACGCCTTCTACTATGCTAGAGAGCTATATTTCTATGGGCTATATAAAGAGGCTGCTAAAGAGTTCAAGCGCCACCTAGACCTCCCTACAGCCACTTGGAGGCCGGAAAGGGCAGCATCATTGAGATACTTAGCAATATGCGAACCCGAGAGCGCGGAGACGCACTTGGTAAAAGCCGTAGCAACCGATCCAGGGAGGAGAGAGCCAAAGGTTGCATTAGCACAAGAGTTTTATAAAAAGCAAGACTGGGCTAATTGCTACAAGTGGGCCGCAGAAGCATTAGAAATTGAAAGTAAACCACTCGACTATATGTGTGAAGAGTTCGCCTGGGATCACACGCCGTATGATCTTGCAGCGCTAGGGGCTTACAACCTAGGTAAATTTGAAGAGGCATTAAAATACGGTAGTAAAGCCGTAGAGCTTAACCCTGCGGATCAGAGACTTATCTCTAACCTTGCTTATTATTTTTCTGCTCTTTCCTAGACTGTAGCGAATGGTATGCATCTACAGCGTTAGCGCTTGTGCGACTCTGCCACGAAAAACCGCAATCAGAGCAGTCAACAATTTTCATAGTAGACCAACGGCCGCCGGTCGGACGGTCTGCAGTTCGCGATGAGAGGCTAGAAGTTTTTGCTTTGCAATATGGGCACAACGGAAAACGCTTATGGCGCATCTCTTGCCCGTCCCAATTAATTGATAAAGTTCTACGAATTTTTTTATATGTGAGACCGCCCCAAATTCCCCAAGTCTGTTTCTCCTCCAGTGCGGTCTGCAGGCACTGCTTACGAACAGGGCAAGCCTCGCAAAGCTTTAAAGCTGGCCGCTGCTGGGAAGGTTTGTTAGCAAAAAAATTATCAATATAAACTTTATTTGATGGCTTTGAGCATTCCGCATCTTCATGCCATTCTGGAGATTCAATCAAAAGTCAAATACCTTCACCCAAGTGGCTGGAACGACAAAATCTAGGCGGTAGCCATCTTCAGTGTCACCATTTTCATCGCACGGCCAGCCAGTCTGATCACCAAGCGGGGATAGCCCGGAATACCCGTGAATGATTTCAGCCTGATCAATCATCTGAAATCCTTGACCCAAGGATAGAGCTATACCTTCTCTTTGCAGGCTAGAAGCCAGTGCTCGACGCACAACTTCATGCTCCAAATCAACATGCTCTTCAGTGTAGAACAATAGGGAGCCGTCAGTTGGCTCCTCAATGTCCCATAAAAACCAAAGGGACTCGCCGATACGAGAATCTTTCATAAAAAGATTGTATCTTGACAAGTCCCTATGATAGGTAATACTTACCGTAAATTACAATTTACGGTTTAGCAATACTGTGCTTCACATTCCCAAATGCAGTGACTACAAAGTTAGTGGTTAGGTCTGAATCTTTCTCCGGATCTGGGATAGCTACCTTTAATTCAACATCTACCAGCGCAGGCACGGCTGCCTCAGTGATAGACATGAATTTAGCTATTTTTTCATAAGCATAGGCTCTAGCCTGCTCGATGGTGTCTGCACCATACTTTAGTTCAAAGTGTACTCTCATTACTTTATTCTCTTTTCTAACTTATATGGCGAGTAGTGAACGCCCTTAAGCTCGGGGCTCTTACCGTCAGTTGAGTTGACAATGATATCGCCATAGCGAACAGCGATAACTTTACCGCGACGCCCATTGTGTAGTACCCCGGTTTTGTCACCAAACGCATCAGATAGGACACGAACCTCATCGCCCATAACAATCTGCCCAGGTTGCGCAGGCACCCAAACGGCATCTGGCTCATCTACTGGCTCCAATATTGGCTTGCTGAGAGCTAGCTTACTAAATACTGCTACAGCTTCTTTAGCTAGGCCCGGACTTAGTTTCTCCATGGTCTCCCATACGCGAAGGAGCTCCATAACAGCTTTACCAGAACCAATCTTTACCTTGGCTTCGGCCATCTGCTGGTTTACCCACTCATAGTTGACTTCAGGCATTTGTTACCTCTTTCTTCTTGTTTAATAGTCTATCTAATTGATTAAGCGAGTCATTTTTATTTGGTATTGATGCAAGGTACGAAGCTTTCTGGCTCCGAGCCAGCTCATTCCTGCGAGGCTCTGACATCTCTTCTATTTGGTAGGCAAGAAATCCCCAGGAATCTGACATCTGTATTGCCTCGCGCCAATCAGTGACGATAGGAGTTCCGCTTTCCAATGCCTGAGCATATCTATAAGTCCACCATGTACCAACGCCACGATCCTGAGGCGCAATCATGGCACCAAGAGAGTCTTTTAATCTGGCCATAATGTCTAGGTCTACTTCTTTTTTACTTTGCTTCATGGAATCTACCGGGCGGTGTACAGTACTGACCATGCCCTTACTCCATGACGTAGTCGGGTTATCTATAACCCACCTCTGAGAACGCATGCTAGCGGGAGCATATTCTGGGGATACCAAGTGGGAGTCTAGATTAATCCCGATTAGATTAACGTCCTCTGATATTCCGGCAGAGGAAGCAATATCAGATTTAGATTTCCATGGAAGGCTTGGATAGACTGTATCATCCCAACCACCCTCGGCCATTCTAGTACACACAGTTGCGAATGTCTTGAGAACCTCTGGCGATGACTTTACTGCCTTGTACTCACTGCGCTTTTCATAGAACTTAGAAACTAGGATATTAGGATCCCTTGCTACAGAAGCAAAGCTAGTTTTATATTGCCACAGCTGAGGGTTGTCTAGGACGAGAGATACTCGATCGTCACCAGATAATAGATTGATTGTGTGGAGTGCCCCGTATACCTTATTAGCAGAGATGCTAGTAGGAGGAATAACTCCAATAAAAATTTTGTCATACTTGGCAAGGTCATCCTTAGTCCAAGAAATACTAGGTGATCGCCAGTCAATTTCGTGACTAGCAAAGTTTTCAATGATTACCTTAGACAAAACGCCGAAGAAGCCTAGCTTTGTGTTGTGAACTTCGTGATTTGTGTGGCCGGATGACATGCCGGTGAATAGTATTTTCATAGCTTCCTAGTTTTAAAAAGAAGGGGGCACCTTTCGATGCCCCCTCGCTTATTTATTTAGAACGGTTCGCTCGATACAGGAGCAGCCGGCGCTGGTGAGGCTACAGGTGCTGCCGGTGGAGCTGGTGGTGCTGGAGGGGCCGCTACAACAGGGTTATCGATAGATGGACCATCGAATGGAGTTGCTACTGCTGGAGCTGGAGCCGGGGCTGCTGCAGGGATCGGCGCGCCTGGGTTAACAGTCGGCGAAGCTACAGTGCGGTGGTAGGTGCTGATCTTGTTACCAACATTTCCCTGGTAGGTGTCCTGGACAACCTTGCCACGGAAAGTGCGGTGTAGAAGAGCCTGCTCAACCTGAGCATTAGTTGGGTTGGTATCGAAGTAGTCCTTACCAAGACCAAGTGCGCTCATCTTCACGAAGAACATGGTTAGTGCCTTTGGGTTCTCAGGTGAGATAGTCAGGTTGTCCCAGATCTTGCGCTTAGCAAAAGGGCCACCCTGTACTTCGGTAGTAATCTTGAACATTACCTTACCATTCTGAGTGTTCGTTGCCTTAGACTCTACAACCTTTAGTTCGTAGTCGCCTTCTGGCATCGGTTCGTAGCTAGAGACATCTCCAGCATCTTTGACAAGTTCACTCCAATTTAGTGAGCTCATAGGTATTAACCTGCTTTCTTTGTTGTGGTTTTAGCCTTCTCGCCGAAGACCATATCTAGCATGCGCTCTACGCCTAGATCGCCCTGTTCGACGACTTTACCTAGACGGCCCTGAACGCGCTCTCCAGCCTCATACTCGGGCGTACGCTCAACGTACATGCGACGCACCTTGTATGCAGGCTGTAGTGGATCTGGGTTTGCTACCGTTTCTACGGTAATTGCTCCAAGCACGTCATAGAAATATGGTGCCTGAATCGCAAGCTGACCCTGTAGGTAAGGACGGTATACGCCGTCAGAACCCTTACGTGCCATTGCGGTTAGAACTACAGCCTCAAGAGGCTGAGTTGGGTGCATAGTTAGGTCGCGAAGATCACGAAGTAGTGCACCCATGTGGCGAAGCAATTCGCCCCACTGCTGCATCTTCATCTGTTCGGTCCCTGCAATGTTGTCCATGCACTTAACCTGCAACTCAGAGATTGAGTCAATGATTAGTGATTTGAACTGGTGCTTGCCACTCTGAAGCCACTGGAAGGCCTTCATAACGACATCATAATCGCGAACCTGAACCACAACTGTGTCCCAAGTGCCGTCTGCCTGAGGCGGCTCTTCGCGGATTGGATCCCAATACTTAACGTTGATAGGGAGGAATCGGTGTCCACCTTCAACGTCGAGCATAAGG